GGTAAAATGAGTGCTGCATATTGGGCAGATAAAGTAAAATGGTAAAAAAAATGTATTAAACTTTTTTTATTTAAACTTATTCTATATATTTGTTATTATTAATTTAAATTTATTAAGATGGCAAATAAAACCAAACAAGACCTTTCTGATAAACAACCAGAGTTATCAAAAGAAGAATTATCAAAGCGTAGAGAAGAAATTACAGAATTCTACAAAGATAATATCCCACATTTAGAAATACAAGCTGATTATGAGATGCTACTTGCATCTATTGAAAAGTCAAGAGCAGAGAGAATGCAAGCTCAAATGTTTATGGCACAGCAATATGCTAATCAAAACTCAGTAGATAAAGATTCACCAGAAGCTAAAGCTTTTCAAGAAGCTATGGAACAAGCTCAAGAAAAAGTTAGCCAGTCATGAAACAGTTAAAGATACGGGATCAAGGTCCTGATGTAGTAACATTACAAACTAAATTAGGAATTACAGCAGATGGAATATTTGGACCTAATACAGAAAAACATGTTAAAAGATTCCAATTGGCTCACAATTTACCAGTAGATGGTATTGTTACTAATGATGCATGGGTAATATTACTTAATTTACAAGTAAGTGAGCCAGATGAAATTGATGAGGACAGTGATATATATGCACAGCATTATCTCACCAATTATGATCAAATAATACATAGACATTTTTTACCAAAAGGAGAATACGTTAGAAGAACTAATTGTATTAATGAGTATGTTTTTTTACATCATACTGCAGGAAATGCAAATCCTTATGCATGTATTGATTATTGGGGTAGAGATACTAGAGGTAGAGTAGCTACTGAATTTGTATTAGGTGGACAAAATCATAGAACAGGGAGTGATGAGTATGATGGAATAATGGTTCAAGCATTTCCAGAAGGTAATCAAGGATTTCATTTAGGTAAAACTGGATCAGGTCATATGAACCGTAATTCAGTAGGATTAGAGATATGTAATATGGGTTATTTAACTAATGGTAATTTAACCTATGTTAAAAGCAGATGTATACATTCACAAATTATAGAATTAAAAGAACCTTTTAGAGGGAGCTTACATTGGCACAATTATTCTGAAAATCAAATTAAAGAAACAGAAAAATGGTTAAGGTATATAGGTGAAAGAGATGGTATAGATATTAGATTAGGTTTAAAACAATTTATACAAAAGCATGGCCCTACAAAAGGGTTTGATTTTAATTCTGATGCATATTACGGAAAAGTAAAAGGATTATTAACACATACTAATGTCAGAAAGGATAAAACTGATTGTTATCCACATCCTGATCTTGTAGATATGATAATGAGTTTGTAATATGGCGTTAGTAAATAAAGTAGATTTAAAGTTAAAAGTAGATATAGAGTTATCAATTAAGTATCAAATAGTTACTTATTGTTTTTTTAATAATATACCTATTAGTGCTTCTGATCTAAACTTTTTGAAAGAACTTTCTAAAAAAGATAATATAGAACTAACTAAATTTTGTATAGAGCTTGTAAATTTAAATATTTTTAAAAGTCCACAGTCAGCAAGAAATGCTATTACTAAAGCAGAAAAGAAAAACTTGTTGTTTAAGACTGGAAATAATAAAAAAACTATTTCCATAAATAAAGATATAAATATTCAGAATAAAGGTTTAGTGTTATTAGATTATAAAGTTTTAGGAAGTGAATCCAAAGAGTCATAAAGAGTTTAAAAAAGGTATAGCAGAAAAAGTAGGAGTTCATCCATCAGTAGTAGATGATTTTATTACTTTTTATTATGCTAAATTGAGAAAGTCTTTATCTAATTTAAATTATCCTAGGATTCAAGTTGATGGTTTAGGAACATTTCATATTAGAAAAAAGAGATTAGAACACTCTATTAAGAAAAATAAAAGTATATTAGGTAATCTTAAGAAAAGAACTTATAAAGGTTTTGCACAGAGTGAAAATATTTTGTTTAATATAAACATAATGGAAAAGGCGTTAGAACAATTAGAAAAAGATATAATAAAGAAAAAAAATTTTAAAGATGCCAATAAAGAGTTGGAGTAAATATTTAGATGTTTTTAAAAATGCAGACAAGATTGCAGAAGGTATTAAGAATAATATCTTTAAGAAAGAACATGTAGAAGCTATAGCTCAAGAAAGATTTAAAATATGTATTGCTTGCTCATTATTTGATGCAAGAGGGGACAATTGTATGGCCCCAGGGACTCAACCTTGTTGTTCAGATTGTGGTTGTAGTTTAGCATTTAAAGTTAGATCATTATCATCTGATTGTCCAAAGGCATATTGGGATGCAGTAGCTACAGAAGAACAAGAAGAACAAGTAATGAGTCAAGTAAATAAAAATTTAAAAGATGAATAATTTAATAAACAGTGATACAGATGTTTCAGCTAATTTAGTTGTAATATGGTGTACAACAGATACTTATAATTTAACAACTGAATGTCATGGCAATAAGATTTAAAGAAGAAGGTCATGTATATGAAAGCATAGATCAAGATAAAATTAATTGGTTAAGTGTTACCTCATTTATTGCTAAATTTAAACCTAAGTTTGATAGAGATGGTCAGGCAGTTAAATCATCTAAGAATAAAAGATCTAAATGGTATGGGATGACACCCAAAGAAATTATTTCTGCATGGGATGGGGAAACTGAAAGAGCAATTAAATTAGGTAATTGGTATCATAACCAAAGAGAAACTGATATGTTAGATCTTAAGACTATTGGTAGACATGGTGTTGAGGTTCCAATTATTAAACCATTAGTGGATGATGATGGAATAAAATTAGCACCAGTACAAAAACTAGAAGAAGGTGTATATCCTGAACATTTAGTTTATTTAAAATCATTGGGTTTATGTGGACAAGCAGATTTAGTTGAAGTAGTAAATGGTTACATAAATATAACTGATTATAAGACAAATAAAGAAATTAAAACTAAAGGTTTTACTAATTGGGAAGGAATAACTAATAAAATGTATAGGCCTGTAAATCATTTAGATGATTGTAATTTAAATCATTATAACTTACAACTCAGTATTTATGCGTATATTATTAAAAAGCACAACCCTAAACTTAAGATTGGTAAGCTAACAATACAGCATGTCAAATTTAAGCAGATTGGTGAAGATACTAATGGTTATCCAATTAATGAACATGTTGATGGTGAACCAGTATTAGAAAATATAAAAATGTATGAACTACCATATTTAAAAGATGAAGTAAGATCTATTGTAATGTGGTTAAAAGATAATTCTAAAAATTAAAAACTATGGCTAAAATTCCAATATTTACTCCAGACTTTAGAACATTTACACAAGTATATCCATATATGCAAATGGAAAATGAGTTACCTGCAAGAGATGCTAATAATAAACTACTACCAATGTCATATAATAGAACAGCTGATATATATATTGATGTTACTAAAATACTAAGTGTAGGGAAATTTTTTGATAATCAACTAAATGAATTTTCAAATGAATGTAGAGTTCTTATTATAAGTGGTGTTGCATTACCAATATATGTAACAGAGTCATATGCTTCTATAAAAACAATATTAGATGGAATTGACTGTAATGATTTATGTTCTGACTCATGATAGTAAAATTATTTGATATACAAAACAGTAAGGTAGTTATAACAGAGCATTGTTACACTTTACCATTTCTTAAAAAAATAATGGATGAATATCCAGATACACATATGCAAGTTTATCAATATTTGTTTTATATGACTTGTCCAAATCCTGATTTAAATCCTTTTTTTAATTTACCTGAACATGAAAAAGAAGATATTATAATAGAGGAGATACAGTTAGAAGAATCACCAGAAGATAGTAAAATTAGGTATGCATTAGATATGTGTAAAACAATGTATGAAACACCAACTTACAGAGCATATGTAGGTATTAAAGCTATGTTAGATAGATTGGCTAAATATATGGAGGTAACTCCTATAGAGCATGGTAGAGACGGTAATATGAACTCTATGATTAACGCTGCTGCTAAGTTTGAGCAGATAAGACAGTCATACAAAGGTGCATATACAGATATGAGACAGGAACAAGAAAGCTCTGTACGTGGTGGTGCAGGATTAGCTTATGACCAATTATAAACCAATAATAAAATAATATGAAACAAGTTGTAATACCAGTAGGTAAAAGAATCTTAATTAAACGCAAAGCATCAATAACTAAAACAGCTTCAGGAATTATTATTCCAGAGGTAGCTCAAAAAAAAGAATTTAAAGGAACTGTTGTTGGAATAGGTGCTGAGGTAGAAGAAATAAAAATAGGAGATGAAGTACAATATGCTGATCATGCTATGCCAACTAAAATGGAGCATGAGGGTGTAGAACATTTATTGCTAAATCAGGGTGATGTTTTTGCAATAATTAGATATGAGTAGAATCATACCTACATATGAAGCAGGACAATGGTCTACTACAGAATTTTCTACTGAAGAGGCTTTTCAAGAATTTATATTTAATTTGTTTAAAGAACCAGGAGAATATAAGTTTAATGAAACAGCTTTACTTTTTAATGAACAAGCTAGAATATTTAATGAACAAGGTTTTTATTGTAATAAACCTTTTAGATCAAAAGATTTTACTTCATATTGGGAAGATCAAAAAAATAAATGTAGGACTGGTGTAATATTTAAACATGATGAACATGTATGGTATTTAACTAGAGATTATTACATGTGGTTAAACTTCTTACCAATATTTGATAAAGAAGAAAAACATTACGGATTTGCTAAAGTGCGGGATGCACAATATCATATGGCTTTATATGAGTTATTAGCAGAGCTAAATAATCAACACTCAGCTATACTTAAAAAAAGACAGATAGCATCTTCATACTTCCATATGGGTAAAATTATAAACCAGTATTGGTTTGAAGAAGGATCTATTTGTAAAATAGGAGCTTCACTAAAAGATTATATTAATGACAAGGGATCTTGGAAGTTTTTAGAAGAATACAAAACATTTTTAAATGAGCATACTGCTTGGTATAGACCAAGTAATCCAGAAAAAGTATTATTATGGCAACAGCAGATTGAAGTCAAGGTTAATAATAGAAAAACATCTAGAGGACTTAAATCTAAAATACAAGGTGCATCTTTTGAAAAGAATGCAACAACAGGTGTTGGTGGACCTTGTACTTACTTTTTTCATGAGGAAGCTGGTATTGCTAAAAACATGATGCAGACATATGAATATTTACGTCCTGCAATGTCATCTGGTATGGTAACTACAGGAATGTTTATTGCAGCAGGATCAGTGGGTGATTTAGAACAATGTAATCCATTAAAGGAAATGATTCTTCAACCAGGAGCAAATGATATATATGCAGTAGAAACTAATTTACTGGACGCTGATGGTACTATTGGTATGGCAGGACTATTTATTCCTGAACAGTGGTCTATGCCCCCTTATATTGATAAATATGGCAATAGTCTTATTGAAGAAGCTATTGAAGCAATTCACCTAGAAAGAGCAAGATGGAAGAATGAATTAAGTGGAGAACAATTTCAATTAAGAATATCTCAGAAACCTTTAAATATTGCTGAAGCTTTTGCATATAGAAAAGAATCAATTTTTCCTCAAGGTATAATAACTAAACAATTAAAAAGCATAGAAGAAAAAAAATATCCTTATGAGTTGATTGATTTAGATAGAGATCAGTCAGGCATTATAGCTAAAAGAACAAATAAATTACCCATCAGTTCTTTTCCAGTAGATAAAAAACAACAAGATAAAACTGGATCTATAGTTGTATGGGAAAGACCTGTACCTAATCCTCAATTTGGTGCATACTATGGTTCTATTGACCCTGTGTCAGAAGGTAAAACAACAACATCTGATTCTTTATGTAGTATCTATATTTATAAGAATGCAACAGAAGTTACAAGAACTAATGAAGCTGGTGATGTAGAACAATTCATAGAAAGAGATAAAATAGTAGCAGCTTGGTGTGGTAGATTTGATGATATAAATAAAACTCATGAAAGATTAGAACTATTAATAGAGTGGTATAATGCATGGACTATTGTTGAAAATAACATATCATTATTTATTCAGCATATGATTGCTAGAAAAAAGCAAAAGTATTTAGTGCCTAAACAACAAATATTATTTCTAAAAGATTTAGGTTCAAACAGAACAGTGTATCAAGAATATGGTTGGAAAAATACGGGAACATTATTTAAAAGTCATTTAATATCATATGCAATAGAATTTTTAAGAGAAGTAATTGATGAAGAGACTGATGTGACTGGTGCTGTAACAACACAGGTTTTAGGTGTAGAAAGGATTCCTGATCAAATGTTATTAAAAGAAATGTTAGCTTATCATCCTGGATTAAACGTAGATAGATTGGTGACTTTTGGTGCATTAATTGCATTTGTCAAAATACAACAATCAAATAGAGGATATTCCAAAAGACGTGAATCAGAGGATAATTCCTTGGTAAACTCAGAAAAAATAAGTAAATTAAAGTATAGTCCGTTCAAAAATCTTGGCCGTAGAAAAGGGTCAATTAGAAGATCTGGCTTTAAAAATTATAAATAGATGAGAGTATTAAATGCAATGCAACTTAAGAATGGTGCAAAAGCAGAAAGTGGAGATACATTTTCCAGCTTAACACAGCCTATTCAATTTTTACCATATTCCAAAAAAACAGATGACTGGGCAGCGTGGAACTTAGATTGGTTAGAGTTGCAAGGTATTGAATTTTTACGTGTTAATTCTAGAAGACTATTAAAGAATTATAAACTTGCTAAAGGTATTATAGATAAGTCTGATTATATTGTAGAGCCAGATAATGACTACAAAGATTTAATGGATGTATTAACTAAAGAAAATGATTCTGCATTAGAGTTAAAGTTTTATCCTATTGTACCTAATGTTATTAACGTACTTACAGGAGAGTTTGCAAAAAGATATTCTAAAGTACAATTTAGAGCTGTTGATGATGCATCTTATAATGAGATGTTAGAACAAAAAAGAATGCAAATTGAAGAATCACTTTTAGCAGAAGCAGAATCTCAGTTAGTTTTAAAGATGATTGAAATGGGTATGGATCCATCATCAGAAGAAGCACAACAACAATTATCTCCTCAAAATATAAAATCATTACCAGAAATAGAAGACTTCTTTAGTAAGTCATATAGGAGTATGGTAGAGGAGTGGGCATCACACCAACTTGCAGTAGATGAAGAAAGATTCAGAATGCAAGAACTAGAAGAAAGAGGATTTAGAGATATGCTTATAGCAGATAGAGAATTCTGGCATTTCCGTATGTTAGAAGATGACTATGATGTAGAGCTATGGAATCCTGTATTAACCTTCTATCAAAAGTCACCAGATCAAAGATACATAGCAGATTCAAACTATGTAGGTAAGGTAGATTTAATGACGGTTTCAGATGCAGTAGATAGATATGGATATTTAATGGATGAAAAACAACTTAAGTCATTACAAAAAATATATCCTGCAAGATCAGCACAATATCAGGTAAATGGATACCAAAATGATGGAGCATATTATGATCCTACTAGATCTCATGAATGGAATACAAACATGCCTGGTTTAGCTTATAGACAATTTACTAGTAACTATTGGAATGATCCTGCTAGAGGTGGTGATATACTAAGTCAAATCCTTGATGAAAATGAAGATGTTTCTATGTGGGGAGAAGGTAACCTACTAAGAGTAGCTACTATATATTGGAAGACACAAAGAAGAGTTGGACATCTTACTAAGATTGAAGATGATGGTGAAGTAACGCAAGAAATAGTTGATGAAACCTTTAAGATTACTAAAAAGGCAATGTATGATACTTCTATTTTTAAACAAAAAACAAAAGAAAATTTATTAGCAGGAGAACATATTGATTGGATATGGATTAATGAAGTATGGGGTGGTGTTAAGATAGGTCCAAATTTACCTGCTATGTGGAGATCTACTATGGGTGATAATATTAATCCAATTTATATAGGCATTAATAGAACTAAACCTGGTAGATTACCATTTCAATTTAAAGGAAATAATACACTTTATGGATGTAAACTTCCTGTAGAAGGTAGAGTATTTTCTGATAGAAATACTAGATCAACTTCTTTGGTTGATTTGATGAAAGCTTATCAAGTTGGATACAATATGGTTAATAACCAAATTGCAGACATTCTAATAGATGAATTAGGAACAGTAATAATGTTTGATCAAAATGCTTTACCACGTCACTCAATGGGAGAAGACTGGGGTAAAAATAATTATGCTAAAGCATGGGTAGCAATGAAAGATTTTCAAATGTTACCTTTAGATACTTCAATTACTAATACTGAGAATGCTACTAACTTTAATCATTATCAAACTCTTAATATGGAGCAGACTAATAGATTAATGTCTAGAATTCAACTTGCTAATTATTTTAAACAACAATGTTTTGATGCTATAGGAATTAATCCACAACGTTTAGGTGGTGCTGTATCAGCTCAAACAGCTACAGGTGTAGTTCAAGCTATGCAACAGTCTTATGCACAAACAGAAATGTACTTTGTTCAGCATTCAGATCATTTAATGCCAAGAGTACATCAGATGAGAACTGACTTAGCTCAATTTTATTACAGTAATAATCCAAGTATAAGACTGCAATACATATCTACAGAGGCTGAGAAGGTTAATTTTACCATTAATGGTACTGATCTATTACTTAGAGATTTTAATGTATTTGCAACTACTAAAACTAATCATAGAGCTATATTAGAAAATCTTAAACAAATGGCTCTTACAAATAATACTACTGGTGCAAGTATTTATGAACTAGGTAATATTGTTAAAGCTGACTCTATTGCAGAAGTATCAGATATCCTTAAAGATTCTGAAACAAGAATTCAAGCACAAAGACAGCAAGAAATGCAACAACAACGTCAGATGCAAGAGCAACAACTACAAGCTAAGGCACAAGAAGAGCAACAAAAACTTCAAGTAGAAATGGCAGAAAAAGAGAAGGACAGAAAGAATGATGTATTATTAGCAGAAATAAGATCTGCTGGATATGGATCTATGGTTGATTTAAATCAAAATCAGCAGTCTGATTATCAAGATGTTATGAAGGGTATTAGAGAGTCTACTCAGTATAGAGAACAAATGGACATGAAGCGTGAGCAAAATACTACCAAAGCTACTATGGAGACTAATAGACTACAAGTAGAAAGAGAAAAAATTAATGCTCAAAAAGAAATAGCTGACACTAAACTTCAAATTGCCAAAGAGAACAAGAATAAGTATGATTCTCAAAAACCTAAAGATAAAAAATAGGCGTTAGCTATATACTGCTAAAAAAGTTTAAAATTTTACAAATATTATAAGTTTATATTGATAAACATTTGTTATATTATTAATGTAAGAAGTTTAATATTAAAAACCAACAAATATTATGAGTGAAACACAAACCCCAACGGTTAAAAGTAACGTTGAAAAAGTAGACGTTAACTTAGATGAAATATTCAATGCTGCTCCAAGTGGTGCTGATATGATTCAAGATGATAATGCTAAGCCTAAAAATATTTTTTCAGGCATAAATAAAAAGGCAGATATGTCTTTTGCTGACCCAGATGTAGATGATAAAGATGATCTAAATGCTAAGGTAGAAGAAAAGACAGAGGTAACAGATACTCCTGAAGATAAAACAGAAGTAGAAGTAGAAGAAACCAAAAAAGAAGAAGTAAACATTGATGAAGTTATTGATTCATTAGATGAAGTAACTGAAGAAGATGAAAAGAAAGAAACAAGAGGTAGAAAGAAAATATCTGGTATAAGTGATGTATTTGAAAAACTTATTAAAGATGATAAGATTGTACCTTTTGATGATGATAAAAGTTTAGAAGAATATAGTGCAAAAGATTGGGAAGAGTTAATACAAGCTAACCTAGATGAAAAAGCTAGACAAGTTAGAAGTGAAACTCCAAAACAATTTTTTCAGAGTTTACCACAAGAATTACAAATAGCTGCAAAGTATGTAGCTGATGGTGGTAAAGACTTGAAAGGTTTGTTTACTACATTAGGTCAAGTTGAGCAAACAAAAGATCTAAATATTAAAGTAGAGACTGATCAAGAAAAAATTATAAGTGAATATCTTCAAGCTACTGGATATGGTAATGCAGAAGAGATTCAAGAAGAAATAGAAATATGGAAAGATTTAGGTAAGCTAGAACAACAAGCTTCAAAGTTTAAACCTAAATTAGATAAGATGAAAGAAAAAGTTGTTGCTCAAAAACTTAGAGAACAAGAGTTAAAAAAGAAACAACAAGAACAAGCATCTAAAACATATATGAAAAGTGTATATGATACTCTTAAAGAAGGTAAGTTAGGAGATATCAAAGTAGATAAAAAGACCCAAGCAATGTTATACAATGGATTAGTGTCACCATCATATCCATCAGTTAGTGGTAAAAACACAAACTTGCTAGGACATTTATTAGAAAAATATCAATTTGTTGAACCTAATTATTCATTGATATCAGAAGCTTTATGGCTCTTACAAGATCCAGAAGGTTACAAAGCAAAGATAATGGATAAGGGTGCTCAAAAAAATGTAGAAAAAACGGTAAGAAAATTAAAGACTGAACAAGCTAATACAGGAGGTAATTCTCTAGGAGTACAAAAAGCTAATGATTCAAGTAAAAAATCTACCAAAAGAAAACTACCAAGAGCAAACAACATATTTAAACGCATTTAATTACGAAAATTAAATATAATCAATTATTAACTAAATTTAAAAACAAGAACAATTATGGCAACTCCAGTATTAAATAATGGGATTTTCCTAAGAGATACAAGCTACAAAGCTAGTTCACATGTTGATTCTTATCACCTTACCCAAATGCTTGGTAATCCTGAGCCAATGGATATGGGACCTATTGATTTATGGGCAATGACACAAAAAGTGGAAATGCCTTTATATCAGATGGCTTCATTTGGTGGAAAGAATACAATCATGGTGGATAATGCACGTGGTGAGTACAAATGGCAAACTCCTATTGCACAAGATTTACCTTACATTGTAGTAGACTTAGATTCTGCTAATGCAAGTAAGGGTGTGGATGGAACTACGTTTCAGATAAAAATCAACAAGAGGACTTTTGGACATGGTGACATTATTACTTATGATAAGTATAATGGTCTTGAATTATACATTACAGCAGCTGATATTATTCCTGCAGGTGATGGATTCATTTACACTGTTCAATTAGTTAACAATAATAACACAGCTTTCTTAGATAACAAATATTTAGCAAAAGGAACTAAGTACTTTAGAAAAGGTTCTGCTAGAGGTGAGTATGGAGAAAGATTCTCTGATATTGAGACAGGTTCTGGTTTCCGTGAATTCTACAATTATGTAGGAGGAGCTGAAGCTCACGTACACTATTCAATTTCTTCAAGAGCAGACTTAATGATCAAAGGTGGATTAAACGCTGATGGTACAGTACCTGTAACTGAAATATGGAGAAATTTTGATAATGATCCAAACAATCCATCAGTACCAAGTATTGAAGGGTTAGTAGCAACTATGGGTAAAGCAGGTGCTAGAGAAGCATTTGAGAATGGAACTCTAACAAGAACTTTCATTACAAATATGGAAGCAGCTCACTTATCTAAAATTGCAACGGATATTGAAACTTACCTAATGTGGGGTAAAGGTGGTAGAATTAAACAAGATGGACCGGATGATATTAGATTATCTGTTGGTTTATGGTCACAGTTAGATAACTCATTTAAGAGAGTTTATAACAAGTCATCATTTACACTTGACATGTTTAAATCTGAACTTTACAACTTCTATCAAGGTAAAGTAGAATTTAAAGGGCCAGACCCACAAAGATCACTTGTTGTACAAACAGGTATTGGTGGTATGCAACTTATCAACAAAGCAATTGCTGATGAAGTGTATGGTTCAGGTCTAGTACAAAACGCTTCTGAGATTGGAGCAGTATCTGGTTCAGGAATGGACTTAGATTATGGTTTTGCTTACACAAGCTTTACTATTCCTTTCTTAGCTAATGTAAAATTTGTATTAAATCCAGCATTTGATAATCTAAATACTAATGATATTGAGAATCCATTAATTGATGGAAGACCATTAAGTTCATTTAGTTTTATCATCTTTGACGTAACTGATGAAGGAAATGATAACATTCACTTGTTAAAACTTTCTTGGGATAATCAACTTAAGTGGTTCTACCAAAATGGTACTATGGACTACATGGGAAGAACTCAAGGATTTGCTTCTACAGGACAGTTCAATGGGTATAGAGTATATATGACTCAAACCATGCCAGCTATATGGGTTAAGGATCCAACTAAAGTTCTTAAAATTGTAATGAGAAACCCTGTAACAGGAGGATCATTCTAGAACTATAATTAAAGGGGAGGTGGGTAATACCTCCTCCCTTTTTATTTTTAACCTTTAAAATATATAATCATGGGAGTAGATGTTAAGTTAGCAAATAAGACAACAGAATTTACTAATTTGAGTGTTTCTAAAATAATTGCATCAAAAGCAGTTGGTAAAGATATTTTATTAAGAGACCATGCAAATAATGCTGCAGCAGTTGCTGCCGGATTAGCTGTGGGGGACTTATATCACTCATCAGGAGATTTAAAAATAGTTGTAAGCTAGAAGTCAAATAACTATAGCAAGGGTAATACCTTGCTTTAGAAATATTAGTAATAATAAAAATGTACATAATTATGTACTTTTGACGTGAATAACAATTATTAATTTTTAAAAAAAACCAAAAAATGGAAGATTACACTATTGTTGAAAAATATCAACAAACAAAAAAGAATAGCACAGTAGCTATACGCCCTTATTTTAATCCTACTAAAGAAAACATGGGATTAGAACAATATGGTTTAGCTTTACATGATGGAGTGTTTCATCAAGAAAGCTTGGCTTGTTTAGAAATGAATGGGGTTAAAAGATATGTAACAGGGTTGAATGAATTTGCACCTGAAGTTAAAATGTTAAAACCAGCTCAAAGGAAAGCAAAGGTAGCTGAGATAAGAAAAGTTGTTTCTGAGCTAGAAGCAGAATTAGCTGCTAATGTAGTTGATCCAGAAGATAAAGAATTTTGGAATAAGTTGACAGTTATGAAACCTGATAACTCTAAGTTTTGGGATAAAATTCAACTTAGATGTGGAAATGATCCAGTGTTTTTAGATCCGGAAACTGATCCATATGACAAAATAAAATTATATGCAATATTAGCAGGAGGATTTTCTATAGTAGCTAAATCTCTGAAAGAGGCAAAAGCAGCTACTCCAAGTCCTAAGTTTTATTTAGATACTGTTGAAGAAACTATGAGTACTAGAACAGAGCTATCTAAACTTAGAAATAGATCATTAGTAAACTTGCAAAATTTATTTGATAGTAATACTACTAAATTAAGATATGTTGCAAAAATAGTGGATGTTGATAGTGTACAATATGTGAAGAGTATACCAAATGATATATTATATGAAAATATGGATATGTACATTAATGGTGAAGGAGCAGAAAGTAATAAAAAACGTGCTGCTAGTCAGTTCTTAGAAGTATCTCAAATGGATATGGAAGAACTAAAATTACGTGCATTAATTAAAGATGCATTGTATTACAGATTTTTAACAACTAAAGCTAGCGGTTGGATAGAACCATTAGATAGTGGTGTTAGATTAGGTAAAAGACCAGCAGAGTGTTTAGAATTTTTAAAGAGTCCAGATAATGAAGAACTACTTTTATCATTATTAGCAAAAGTAGAACCTTATTGGAATGCATAATAAATAATAAATAATGGAGAATAGCACCCTTTTAATTAAACTCAAAGAAAGACTAAATAAATTAGATAGTCAAGACTATGATAATATTCAATGTTGGCAATTTACTGAAGCATTTAATAAAGCACAGATAGAGTGGTGTAGAAGAAATCTACACGGTGGCAACATGTATAAAGAGGGTGATGAGTTATCTAAAAAAAGAATAGATGATTTACAACCATTATTAAGAGAGTTATCTTTAACTGGAACAGTAACAGATACATATTTTGAATCTAATAATTTTCCAACAGATACATACTTAGAATTTAAAAGAGTTTCAACAGATGCAACAGATGAATGTTGTACAACCCCAAGATCAATGACAGTTTATTTAGCAGAAGAAGCTAATGTTCCGTTATTATTAAGAGATCCATTAAAGAATCCTGATTTTGAATGGGGTGAAACTTTTTGTACTATGTTAGGTAATACAATTAGAATATATAGAAATTCTAATTTTAATATTGTAAATCCTGTATTGACTTACTATGAAAAACCAGTATTAATACAAGTAGAAGGATGTGTGAATCCATATACAGGAGATGTAAGTACAGTAAATGTAAACTGTGAATTTAAAGATGACTTGGTAGAAGTTATGTTAGATGATGCTGCAGCAATAATTGCTGGTGATATAGAAAACATATATCAACAACAAAGAGGGCAGTCAGCAGCAGAAAGAAATAATTAATATATCAATTAATTTTTGTATATTATTATAGTAACACTGATGTTACGAGCAGAGTAAACTGTTTAAATCATTTATTTATAACCAGTGGGGGTAATGGTCTCCACACAAAATTTGAAATTATGGCTTATTTTAATCATGCGTTTAATAAAACGTTTGTAGCAACGTCAGTAGACGCTGCTGGTGGCACAGCTACCTCTGCTTTAACGGCAGGACAGATTGGGTTGGTAAGTGATAGTAACTGGGAAACAGTAGCTCTTCCAGCAGGAGTTATTGGAACTGGGAATCTAGCGTACATTGTACAAGGTTCATACTACACTAAAGACACAATTGGTAACAACCCAGGACATGGGGGTTACAAAGAATCAGTAAAATCAAAAGGTATTAACCCAAGATTTATTACTGGATTATGGAAACAAGACACAACTACTGCATCTAATGCTACAGCAAGCTTATCATTAGCTTCTGATTGTGCTCCTTGTGGAAAAACACAATTTATGAGAATTGATGTTAAAGGTTCACCTGCATTAAGATTTTTAAATCATAATGCATATGCAATTGCTGACTCATCAAATGTATGTTGTGTAGATGGACAAGAATTTATTGACCCTGCTTTAATCTTAGCTAGAATGGCTGAGCAAGCTATAGGGAATGGTTTAGCTAAAGATGATGTAAATTATCAAGCTGGTAACCCATTAATTACTCCATTTGTTGCTGAAGGTGATGTTGATGGTCTTGTAAAAGGGGCTGGTTTAACATTAACTGCAGGTACAGGATATGCTGTAGCGGCAACTCAATTACCATCAACTGCTGTTGATGCTAATGGTTCTGCTATTACAGCTTCAAGCCGTCCAGGTTTTGAGAATGCTGTATTTGTAATTACTGCTATTACAGGTGGTGGTGGTACTGGACCTATTGCTGCAAACGGATATACTGTTGCACAAGCTGGTGCTGGATACCAAGTTGGTGATGTTATCACTATTAATAGAGGTGCTGGATCTAACGGTAAATTAACTGTTGCTGCAGGTGGTGCTGGTTTATCTGTTGGTGGTGTTGTTGTAACTTCAACAACTGCTGCTGGTGTAGCAACTACTAGTGTATATACAGTAGCTCAAGCTGCTGGTGTTGCTGCTGCAGGTAATTATACTGCATCATTAACTCCTAATGCTGCTGCAGGACCTAAAGTTTCTGCTAAATTAACAGTAAAAGGAGCTTATGTAGATACAGTATTTGGTAACTGTTCATTTGATACTAGAGATCATTATAATGCTGAGCCAGTAGAAATTATCTTATCTGAATTAGATGAGACTGGTAATCCATGTAATGATTGTGGTGTTGCTTCAAGAACAGCTGGATCAATGGAACAAACTCAAGGTGAAAGAGTAGTTAGAGATTTAATCATGTCTGAAAGATACCGTCAAAGTCCTTATAACCAAGGAAATGCTGACAGTGCTAGAATCAGAGAGATTGAAATGTCTGATGAAATTCTTGCTGCTGTAGATAGATCAAAAACATATGTTGCTTATTATGTAAGACACTCAGTGCCTAGATATAATAATCCATCAGGTGTATTTGATAATGATCAATATGTATATAAAATTTATATTGATCCTTCTATTGCTGGTTTAGAAGCTGCAATGGGTAATTTAATGACTGGTTTAGTAAACTGGGCTGCAACTGCTAGTAATGCATTAGTAGTAGATACTTACACATTGTAAAAAGTTAAATCTTTTTAATTTAATTAGAGCAGGGGTTCAAACTCCTGCTCTTTTTATTTTATATATTCTTGTTTTTTTTGTATATTATCTATATAGTGTAATAAAGTAATAGAAAATGGCAAACAAACATATATTAAGCTTGGAGATTCCTACTGTATCTAATTGTGACTTATTATGTATAAAAGATACTAGTCAATACTCCAAAGAATTAGCAGTAGATTGTGAAGAATTATTAATTACTTTACCGGGCTACACAGTTCCAGTGCTGATTAAAGTTGACAAAGATTTTGATATGTGTTTGACAGCATGCACATTAGCTTTACAAAAAACTGAATGTGGAACAGTTCAACAAAACATTCCTGATGGTATATATATTATAAAATATAGTGTATCACCAAACTCTAAAGTATATGTAGAATATAATCACTTAAGAGTAACTAGACTTATGACAGAGTATTATAATGTACTTTGTGGTCTAGATGTACAAGCATGTCAACCTAATTCAGATAAAGAAGAATTGTTATCTGAACTTTATTACATTAGAACAATGATAGATGCTGCTGTTTCAAATGTAGAATATTGTCAATCTTCTGCACAAGGAATGCAACTATATAATTACGCTAAACAAAGATTAAATAAAATTTTATGTCCATCAGGTAACTGTGGATCAAGTAGTAAATATTTAATGTAATATAAAACCAGACAAATGGCAAATTGTACACAATGTAATAAACAATTTACGTGTGGCTGTCAAAAAGCTTATCATAATGGAGTTTTAGTATGTAGAGATTGTAAGACTAATCTTGAAAGAACTTCTAAAAATGTAGATACATCAAGAGATCTTGCATTGGAATTAGCTAGACAGCAAATACGTGATTTAAGAGATAAATAATATGGCAACATCAACAATAGTTAAGTCAAGTAATTCTGCACAAGAAAAAGAGTTATCTCTTTTAAAAAGAATTCAGACTGAACAAAATTTTGCAAATCAAGCTTATGCTAATTTTAAAAATGTAAAGTTTGGTATAGAAAGTTGTTGTTATAAAGATTTTAGAACCGCATCTAATAATAAGTGGTTATGTGATTGGCAAAATAGTGCATCAACAGCAGTTGTTGTAGCAACAGGTATAGAAGGAACTTTTGTTGAACCATTAGCTAAAACTAATGAAGAAGCAAGTTACAGTTGTCCTGCAACTCCATCTAATGTATGTACTATAATTGATTTAGCTGAGATAATTGCAGATACAGGTACTTATACTTTCTGTCAAGATTCTCCTTTAGCTCAATGGACTATTACTCATAATCTTGGAGATTTTCCTTCAGTTACGGTAGTAGATAGTGGTAACAGTGTAGTAGTTGGAAGTGTAGCATATACCAACTCTAATATAATAGTATTAACGTTCAATTCAGCATTTTCTGGTTGTGCGTATTTAAATTAATTAAAACAAATAATAAATAACAAATAAATAAGTAATCATGGCAAGTATAAAATATTTACAAAATATAGATTTACATGGAAGTCAGTTGCAAAATGCAGTTGTACAACCCGTGGGATCTTCTCCAACCGTATATGGTAATGGGCAAATTTACTATGACACTGGTGTGCATAAACTATTTTTGCGTGCCAATGGTGCATGGGTAGCTATTCAATCAGGGACAGAGGCAAACACAACATATGATTTATCAGGTGTTGGATCATCAAATGGATCAGCTGGTATTAGATTAGCAGGATCAGATGGAACTAATGATGATGTATTAATTGTTGGTGCTGGTACAGTAGGAGTAACAAGAAGTGGTAATACACTTACAGTTACAGGAACTGACTCAGCAGCTGGTACTGTAACTTCCGTATCAGGTGGTACTGGTATTACAATTAGTGGATCAGCAACAGTTACTCCAACAGTTAACATTGACTATGCAGGAACTGACAATGCAATCTTATCTGCTACAGCTGCAACACCTGTTGGTGCAGATACATTATGGTTTTCTGATGCTGGTGATAATACAATTAAAAAATCATTATTATCTAACTTCCCTGGATTTGGTGCAGATGGTACAGTACTTTCAGTAGCTACAGGTGCAGGTTTAACTGGTGGTACAATAACTACTAGTGGAACTTTAGCAGTAGATTATGCAGGAAGTGATAACGTGGTATTAGCTGCAAGTGATGGAACATCTATAACTTTAGCTGATGCAGATGACTTCTTATTCTCTGATGCAACTGATACTAATGCTAAATATGCAAACTTATCTCAATTAAAAACATATATTAATGCAGCTGCTGGTTCTGTAACTTCAGTAGGTGTAAGTGGTGGTTCAACAGGAATGTCTTTCAGTAACTCTCCAATTACTTCTA